CTAGTTCCTACAAGAGAGATTGGTTTCTTGCCTGGCGACCATGAGGACAAGGCAAACTTATATCAGATACCATACAAGAACATGGTACGTTATATGTTTGAAATGCCCGATGATGCATCATTTGAGATGCTATATGGCAATCTTAAGGGGCAGGACACTATATCATTCTGGTCTACATCGTTCATACGTGGTACGACTATTGACAACGCTATCATACTTGTTGACGAATCAGAAAACTTGAATTTTCACGAATTAGATAGTATAATAACTAGGTTAGGTGTGAATAGTAGGATTATCTTTGCGGGTGACGCTGCACAGAGTGACCTTATTAAGTCGCACGAAAAAACTGGTATCATGGATTTCAAGAAAATTATTGATGACATGAATGAGTTTGAATCCATTGAATTTGGCATAGATGACATTGTTAGGTCTGGTCTAGTCAAATCATATTTGATTAGCAAGATAAATTGTGGTCTTTAAGCACTTAAATATACATTCGTTTCCGAATCTAAAAGCAACAACAACTACAGAGGGTAGGAGGTACCAAGTAAATGGTGCTTTCTACCCTTCTGTCACTACTGTTATAGGACATTCTAAAAAGAAGTCTATTATGGAGTGGCGTAATAAAGTAGGAGAGGAAGAAGCAAACAAGATATCTAAACGTGCATCTACACGTGGTAACAAGTGCCATAAGTTATGCGAACTATATCTGTCTAATGAATCTATTAGTCAATATAAGGATGATGCACTATCCATGGGGTTATTCTACCAGATTAAACCCTACCTAGATAGTATTAACAATATACACGCATTAGAAGCTCCCTTATCCTCTAAGTTGCTAAAGATGGCAGGACGTGTAGATTGTATTGCAGAGTACAAGAGCGAACTAGCAATAATAGATTTCAAAACCTCAACTAAGTCAAAACGTGAAGAGTGGATACATGACTACTTTGCACAAGAGACAGCATATGCTATAATGTTTCAAGAGTTAACTGGTTTGATACCCAAGAAACTCGTGACCATTATCGCCTGTGAAACAGGCGTACCACAGGTATTTGAAATTTATGACAAGTCTACTTATGCTCGAAAGCTCAAAGAGTACATTGATGCCTACAGGAGTGCTTATGGCGACTGGTAAAATTGACGAAGTTTTTGAAGAGAACTTCATGACATCCGCTAAGTTTTCTGTAGAGATAGAAAAGATTGTGAAAGAGTCTGACCTCAATTACATTGAAGCAGTAGTACAATTTTGCGAAGACAAAAACATAGAGATGGATGGTATCAATAAACTGATATCAAAACCACTCAAAGAGAAATTAAAGTTTGACGCACAACGTCTAAACTACATGAAGAGAACAACAAAAGCAATACTTAAGTTATGAGTGGAATAGAGGTATACAGAATGTACCTCTCTTTGAAACTTCACTTCACCACCGATTCATACGACTATCTCAAGTATGGTAACGCTGCAAAAGCATCGCAGGGTTCATTTGATAGTCGCAGAGATAAATTCTTTTTCGTGAAATTGTCGAGAACTTTCAAGGAGGACGAGTTACGCGAATTTTTTGTTGCCAATATGATAGTAGAGGATAAAGTATATCCTGCTACATTGGTAAGAGAGGGTGCTAAGAACTATCAAGAGTACATCAAGAGAAGACAATCACTTGCATACAGATTCAAAGAGGACGTGATAACCCTACATGATATATCACAGAAGTTTGATAATTTGTTTAGAATAGATGGTGTTCACCCTCCCTTGCTAAAAGCACATTTGGGTGGTAAAATAACTCTAGAAACTTTGGCAATCTTCAATAAGATTTTTGATTATGTCGGAAACTTTGACAAGATTATCAAAGAGAACATCGTATGGTCACCACTACGCAATCGTGTAGTAAAATACGCACCCTTTATAAACATAGATAAAGGTAAATATAAGAGTATCATCAAGGAACAATTTGTATGAGTAATTTCTTTCAGTCTGAGGTAGTTCAAAGAGAACTAGACCAGATGCAAACTTTATATATGGAAATCAACAGGATGGGTTTACTTCTATCTGTTGACCAGAAGAAGGAACAACTCAACAAGATGCTGCGTCTAATCGACTTGCAGCAAACAATGTACATGCGTGTTACACTCTCTGATGACCCAGAAGCAAAAAAACTTGTAGACCAAGTAAAACAGGCAGCACAAATGTTAGGCATGCCACCAGAAGAAGTAAACCCTCGCTTCTACGACAAACTTAAAGTCAATGTAAACAAAATGATTGACGAATTACCAAAGGATTAAATGACCGCACTTATTATTATTGTCGTTCTCATTGCTGCTGCAGGAGCACTAATTAAATATTACGACCCACACAACTAAATTATTCCCAATATTCATCTAAGACATCTAGAACGTTGTTCAGTGCCATCTGTGCTGCTGCACGTTCGTTTTCTTCCCAATGGGGATACCACTGATGTCTATGAATACCATCTTTGATACGCATAACACGTGATAACATTGCTACTTTGTTCACTCGTCCGTTCATTGTTATATTGACTTATACTAATTATGTTGAGTCCGTTACAATTCTGTAGTCAAAGTTAAGATTTGTGTGCTATAATGTGTTCATCTACTAAAATACTATTGAAGCTTACACAGGAAATGATCGACGAGATCCAAAGACTCATGGAACATACCAAGAAAGATGGTAGTATGAATTGGGTTGATGGTGAAGACATTGAAATCAACCTTGCAGGAACATTTGCTGCAGATAGATTTATTGTTATCAAAAATGCTTCCAAGAAACCTTGGGAACCATCCATCAATAGTTCACATCATCCAGACTATGATCCTAAAGTAACTGCAGATTTCTACGAGAAGTGGCCTCATCTTAAAGAAACAAAACTATGAAGGAGTTTGACTATGACCTCGATTATCGAAGCATTGACTTTTCACTTGAAGAGAACCGCAAACTTTATCGTATTGGAAGGGGAGAACAAGGAGTATTACTGGTTCGCCCTTATACTCACGATATATGCCCTTTTTGGGTTTTCAGAACCCCAGAACTTGCAGTAAAATCTGCAAACCATATCTATGAAATGTTTTGCGACTATAAAGAGAAGCAAGACTTTATAGGTATGGATATGACAAGAAAATTTCTTGAGATGGGTTTTACTCGTGCAAGACGTTATGCTAATCATCGTGACGGTAATAAGTATGATGCCGAGGGCAACGTAAAACCACAAGAACCAGATCATGCAACCTGTGATAAAGCAAAATCTGCTAAGGTCTTTAAAGAAGTTAGAGACAAGGCAGCATATGATCCTACATACAAAACAATGAGAAAAGCATGGAGATTACAAGAATGATGTTTGCAGCATGCCCACCAATTTATACATTACCTGGCACATGGGATGATCCCGCAAAGATTGCCAAGTGTATGGATACACTTATACCACACGCAAACCTAAACCAAGGTGCAGCATTTGCTGTTTTTCTTGGTCTTATTGCTCTTGCATTAGTAGCATACGGTATATACATGACATTTGGTGCGGGTGGTAAAGATCTTAAAGACGAGATCAGAGAACACGCTAAGATGCACGAGATGGGAATAGCACATGGTCATGAAGGAAGGGCAACTGTGATGACACGGAAAGCACAAGAACAAGATTACCCACATCATAAACATGAATAACCTCGGACTAGAAATAGTATTTTGGACAGCATTATCTTTGTATGTGCTGACCAAAATAGGAGTGTTTAAGAAATAGTTAAGACTTTGCAGTCTTAGCTATTTTTTGCTATACTATGAATATAGACGCACCAACATCATGACATTCATTGCTACAGAAAACAAACTATCTACAGACGTTGCACGTATTGCAGATTCACTTGAGCGTATTGCTACTATCCTAGAGTCAAACGTTCACATACAGATTGACCATGCAAACATAGATCATGCACATATAGATAGTGGTGACATAAACACACACCCTAAAAATTGGTAATGAATCTGTGGAAGAATTACAAAAAAGTATTACACAATACTTTTGAGTTACATAATGGAGTAGACAGTGTATGGGCAGAGTGGACAGGTAAAAAGAACCACATGCTCACTGCAAAGACATACACGAATAAATATTTTATAAAGGCGAGAGAGGTAGAGATCTGGAATGAAAACACTTGCATATACAACAACATCCTCTATCCTAAAACAGGCAGTAATCTTCCCTGTTTTGGTATGGATCTTATGGGATTTAATGAGAATCGGGTCATAATAGTATTTGACTTCCAACATCCCACAGAGAACTATATGTTCTCACATCCTAATTTACCAGTAGCAACAGAGGACTACAGATTCTTTGAGAAAGGCAATCATTTCTCAGAGAATATTTTCGTGCGTAAGTGTAAGATGGATGAGGTAGATCAATACGTAGGAGAGTTTGCACAATATCTTGACGCATATAGAAAGATGGTAAACGCAGTAGAACCTGATGGTGTAGATACATCAGTATATGCTGACTTTGATGTGTATATGAAGCGTCTAGACCCTGTTGGAGGGTATTTGAAGGGTATATTTGGAGAGGAGAAGGCAGAGGAGCTTGTCAACGAGTTTCTTTTCTGCTACAATAAATAGTAACGCTGCTTCGGCAGTAATACACACAATACAAAAATACGAGGAATACGAGTATGTCATTTGCTTCACTTAAGAAGTCCACATATCAGGACTTACTTTCTAAAGCAGAATCACTCAATAAGTCAGAGACCAAAGCAGGTCCTGATGAGCGTCTCTGGAAACCAGAGGTCGATAAAGCAGGAAACGGTTACGCTGTAATCAGATTCCTTCCTGCACCCAATGGTGAAGACCTACCATGGGCACAAGTTTGGAGTCATGCCTTCCAAGGACCTGGTGGTTGGTATATTGAAAACTCCTTAACAACTTTAGGCAAGAAAGATCCAGTCTCTGACCTCAACAGAGAACTATGGAACGCAGGAGCAGAGGGATCTCCACAAAGAGATCAAGCACGAAAGCAAAAGCGTAAGTTAAACTATTACAGCAACATCTACGTTGTAAAAGATAGTGCAAATCCTTCTAATGAAGGTAAGGTATTCTTATACAGGTTTGGTAAGAAAATCTTTGATAAGATCATGGAATCAATGCAACCCGCATTTGATGATGAGACACCAGTAAATCCATTTGATTTCTGGAAAGGTGCTGACTTCAAATTGAAGATCACACGAGTTGCAGGATTCTGGAACTACGACAAGTCTGAGTTCGCTGAACCCGCCACACTAGGCGATTTAAACGACAAAGAGTTGGAGTCAATCTGGAAGCAAGAGCATAGTCTTGCAGCATTTACTGCTGACGATCAGTTCAAAACTTATGATGAACTTAAGCAACGTCTTGAGTCTACATTGAAAGGCAACTTCAACAAACCAGTTGATGCCGAGACAGCATACGAAGAGGTAGAGTCAACACCAACACCTAGTGCTGTTGGAATCGGAACACCTTCGTCAGTCGAGAGCACTGAAGATGATACATTATCATATTTCGCTCAACTCGCACAGGATGACTAAATAGTCTTATCCAAGTTCGAGATGGATCAAGCACCCTTCGGGGTGCTTTTTTTATTACATGTTTATATCTGACGCTGATATACCAACCACTGATATATTTCCTTTCGCTAGTATATCTGCATATACGTCTACAAAATCTTCTATTAGTTCTGGTTTTACAACTTGTATATTTTGTTTCTCAGAATTTAGTTCTGATTCATA